CCAGGCCGGTAGACCCGGTTATTGAGCAGGGTTCAAGGTCGATATTTGAAAGCATTCCAGACAGCTCAGCGCTTGAGCAGATGAAGCATGTTGACCGGCTTGAAAAAGCCAAACAATGGCAAAAAGTAAAACCTCTTCTGCAGTACATAATGTGGAAGTTTTACTCAGTATTAATGATTCTTTTTGGCCTTGGCGGTCTGTTTTGGATGCTGGCAAAGACCAGCGCAAAAGACGCGATTACGGATGTCATGGGTAATATGTTCCTTGGTAACGCTATCAATGGAATGCACATTTGGTCAAAGACCGTACTGTTTTTCCTTTTGGTTATCCCGACCGTCGTTGTCATGCTGAACGAGGCAATATGGTGGTACTATACTGAGGCTTTCGGTTTTGTGTTCGTTGCAAAAGCCGTGTTCTTTTGGTACGTCTGGCAATGGGTGTTTGAAAAGATATTGCCAGATTCTCCCAGCGTACGAACCCCACGGCGCGGTAACTATCAAATGAACCCTAACCAGCTTCCAGGATGAGAATTAAACCTAAAATCGGGTGGGTGTATTGCCTTTGGAGCTTTGACTTCCCATGGAGGTACAAGGTTGGGTTCAGCGCGTCACCCGATTATAGGCTTTCTGACATAGAGGCAAGTATGCGCCGGGAGTATGGCGCCCACATTAGCGTACGGTGCGCCTTCAAGGCGCCCATGTTGTGGGCACAGGTGTTTGAACGGGCAATACATAATTCAAAGCTGTGGAGGCCTGTAAAAAACATGCGTGGGTCTGGATATACTGAGTGGTCATGGTGGCTGAACTTCATTAGTGCTATCGCTGCATACTTGATAGCCTGGGGGCACGGTCATGCTTGCCCGCATTACATTGCGGCTGTTGTGATGCTTATACCGTTCCCGCTAGATTACGCGCTCTTCATTTTGCTGTTTGCCATTTTTCAGATCACGGGCATATCGGCTTTTTTGTACATCTTATACCTATTGATATGAAAAGGAGCATTTTAGTTGGGTACAACATTGAATCAAGGGATGGCGGGAAATTAATATTCGGGCGATCTTTCTTTGAGGTTTCAGGCCCGGTGACTTTCAAGGCTATCGAAGAGATAGAAGATAAAATTTCAAAGCAATATGCAGGGGTTCCCGTTGTTATTTTATCCGTTTCATACCTAGACTATGAAAAATGAACGACAAGATTAATACAGAAACCGTGCTTCATCTCGTAAAGGAGGTTTTTGAAGCTTCGCTTAGCCCACGCGAATTTGCATCAATGTCTTTTGATGTAAAGGAGCATTTAGGGCAATATGTGCTTCGCATACAAAGGGAGATGCTTGGTGAAAAGGTTCAAAAGGATGTGACTGTATTGTTTGCATACAAAACACCTAAAACATGGTGGGACCACTTTAAACAAGAAAACTTTCCAGCATGGATGCTGCGGCGCTTCCCCGTGAAGTATGTTTTGCATACCGAACAACAAAAAATTAGATTTGATCGAACTTTTGTTTTCCCAAACGCATACCAAGAGGGGCACCACACGCTGGGCAAATTCATAATTAGGGACCACCACCGCATTAAAGATGAAAAAGCTAATTGATCTAATCCAGGTCGTGTTGCTCGACGGTGGGATGATCGGCCTACTTGGCTGGACAGCCGTAGTTTGGTTGTTTTTTCAGGCGCACCGGATACTGAGGCTTTGCTTCATGGTAATACAGTGGGCTTGGCGGCACCGGAGCAGCCTTATTTTTTGCATACGTTCTTGGACTATGCTGATTGGGCTTGCATTGCTCGCTGTGCCATTGTTCTTGTTCAGGCGTGTGATCGTAAATGAGATCCAGTACATTGAAGAAGCATACATATCTCCCACCTACGCTACAAACGACAGCAGCTCTTTTGCCGTGTGGGTATATGAGCAGGAGTTGCGCAAGCACACAAGCGACGCTGAGTTTCAGACGGTACGGGATTCAACCATACAGCTATCTAGGCAAATTGGGTGCTCAATGCTTGACATTTACGAGGTGGCTTACTCAGAGTGCGGGATGAACCCTTTTTGCATCAGGGATGACGGTGTGGCAGCTGGCTGGATACAGTTCACGACGATAGGGCTACAAGGGCTTGGTGTGACGCTGGAGCAAGTCAAGGCGATGTGCGGGCAAAGAGATGTTGTAGGCATAATGACGCTGACAGGCAAGTATATGCGCCGCGCAGCCAAGGGTTTGGCTCTGTTTAATTCTACGGAAGTTTACACAGCCGTCTTCGCGCCGGGCAAAATTCAGGTGCCTGAAAACGCCACGCTTTACGAAGGTTGGAAAAACCCGGCGTACTATTTAAACGCCCCGGCGCTAGATGGGTATTTTTTTTCTGGGGAAAAAGTCCTATTTTTACCTTCCAAAAGAGATGGAAGGATAACGAAGCTGGATATGAAGGCTTCGCTTGCATACAAAAAATCCCGGCTTTTAGCCAGGTACGAAAAATAAACTGTTCTCATAAGCAGGTTTAGGCCGGCGCATTAGTGTGGCTACTTGGCGTCGGCCATTTTTAAGACATCCATATAGAAGGGCAAAGAGATATGTTGAGCGCTTGCATCTACCGTATAACAGGCCGGTCGGGAAACGAGCAAGGGCGATGAGACAAAATGGTATGCCCACTCAGACCACTAAGCGTAAGTCCCGGATAGTTTTGCCATGTTGTATTCCGGGCAACGCTTGAATCGCTCTCAAAAGGAGCAAAAAAGACCGAAAAATGAAATTCATTTTTGTCGTAATTTACTGGGTAGTTTCCACTCAGCAAGCGCCTTGCCCAGATGGAATGATTGGATGCTTAGTTTTTCATGGAAAGACAAGCGCCCCATCAAAAGTAGAGGTGCTGACTACCGACCCCGGAAAGGTGTCCAGCATCCTAAAGGATCACCCGGACGCGAAGGTTGACACGTTTGTGTTGACCCCGTTTTTAGGATGGAATACGACAATGCTTACTAAGGAATAAACGACATCTTTGTGTTTAGCCCGGAGCGCTTGCTGGCTGCTTTGCTCCGGGCGTTTTTTACAATATAAACTTGAACCAATGAGCAGAGAGCAATATCAGTATTTTTCAGGGGTTTTAATCGGCGGAGGCGGTATGATTATACTGTCAAGCGTAGTTAGCCCAAGATGGCCTTTCGCTGTGGTGCTTATTTTACTGGGCGGCTTACTACTTTTCCTAATGCCCGAAAAGACAAAAGCGAAAAAGCCATTTAAGCCATTGAGCAACAGCGACATTGAGCTACTTTTGTTAAAGAAGGGCTGGAAGCTTATGGAAATGAATAACGTTCATCGCTCTTACAAGCCCCCAGTCATATTAGGGATGCCTAATGATTTTAGGATTAATATACCTGTAAACGTATTTGATGAAAAGCAACTCCATGCGGCGCTGCTTCAAGTCATTGCTCTTTACCAGAATAGTGGTGAAGCATTAAAATCAAATCAAACCGAAGACAAATGACAGAAGCTAACTTAAGGCGCGGCAACAAGCTATTGGACGAGATCAAAGAACTAAACCGGGTTCGCGATCATTTTAGTAAATTCCCAAAGGAAAAGGGCATTGAGTTTTTGACTAACTTTCTAACTAGGTGCCAAAACCTTGGCGACTCAGCGCTGAAAGAAGAGTTGTCAGCGCTAATGATCGAGCATACAAAGAAAGTCCTTGCAACCAGGGTAGATACATTGTCAAAAGAGCTTGACGCACTGTAACCATGGCACACATTTTGCACTCAATAATACTGAGGCCAAACGGGAAGGCACTCAGTCAATGTCAACCGGTGTCTGAAAGCAGCGACGGGGGAAAATTCATGGAATCTGACCCTGCCGAGAAATCGGTAGGGTTTTTGTATTTAAGTTGATATCATGGCAAAAAAGCTAAGTGAAATAAAGCCAAACAAGCACAACCCCCGCCGTATCAAAAAAGAGAGGCAGGAAAAGTTGGCTCAATACCTGGAAGAGTACGGCGACCTATCCGGTGTGGTGTACAACAACAACCCGGATTGTGAGGCCATTGTATCTGGCCACCAGCGAACAGCAGAGTTTAAGCGCCAAAAAGCCAAACTGACAATACTGGAACGGTACGAGCCAGCGCAGCCAGACGGCACCACGGCGCGTGGTTTCCTGGAAACACCAAACGGGCAGCGGTACACATACCGAGAGGTGATGTGGGACAAAGAGAAAGCCGACGCGGCCACGATCATTGCCAACGGCCAATTTGGGGAATGGGATAGCGATATACTAGAAAGCCATTGGGGTTCTCACAACCTTTCCGATTGGGGAGTAAGCGAATCCTGGCAAGACGAATTGAAGAAACAGTCCAAGCCAGAGAAGTCAGCTTTTAACCTGGTATTAAATCAGCAAATAAAGGAGCGGCTGTTGGCCACAATACTAAACGTGAAAGAGACCGCTGGCATTGAAAGCACCTCGGATGCCATGGAGTACATCATAGATGGATTCATAAAGTCAAATCGCGGCCTTAAAAAGTAGGTGTTTTTACACAACGACAAAAACGACGAGTAAACGACATGCCAGGGGGCAACAAAGCAATAACTGGAGAGGACGGAAAAAAATTCTCTTCATCGTATCAACCGGCAAACCCTGGGCGAAAGCCAAAGGTGTTTTCTGCCCTTGCAAAAGAGTTTGCAGAAATGGGCATTGAGAAAGCGTCACCACATAACGTTGCAGAGGCTTATGAGTACTTATTGGCGCTACCGCTTTCCGAAGTAATTAAGATAGCTGGCAACCCCAAGATTGAGAATGACATGCCTTCATTGTTCAGGCTAGCCGCAAAGGAAATGATGGGAAAGCGCGGTATTGAAATATTGAAGGAAATGCTAGACCGGGCACACGGGAAGCCAAAGCAACAACACGACCTCACAAGCGGCGGTGCCCCTATAACCTCAAACCCGCTTGAAAAACTACCTATTGAAGAGCAGGCAGATGTGTTGAGAAAAATCAACAAAGCGAATGCTGACAAATGAGCATATCATTCAATCTAAAATCAACTGTTTCAAAGCGGGTATATATGACGTACTATCGCTTTCGGACAAACAGATTGAAGCGATTAGTGTGCTTTGTGATCAGTACACAGACGAATTGCTGTTTGGCGGGGCGGCGGGCGGTGCAAAGACCTGGACCGGTTGCGAGTGGTTGCTTTGGTCATGCCTTTCATATCCAGGCACCCGTTGGTTTGTAGGTAGGCACCACCTTTCACAGATCAGGGAAAGCACGGTTGAGACGTTTAAAAAGGTATGCAAAAAGCACGGCATACCTCAGTCAAGCTGGAGGTATAACGAGCAGACGGTAAAAATAACATTTGAGAATGGCTCAGTTATAAAAGGCATTGAAATGATGCAGCGGCCTTCCGACTTAGAGTTTGACGCATTCGGGTCAACCGAGTACACGGGCGGATGGATAGAAGAGGGCGGCGGGGTAACATACAAGGCCTATGAGGTGGCCGGTACAAGGATTGGCCGTCACCTGAACGACAAGTACGGGATAAGGGGGAAGCTGCTAATTACGGGCAACCCTTCGAGAAACTGGATGTACACCCTGTTTTACAAGCCGTGGCGGTCTAATGTGTTGCCGGCAGTGAAGCGCTTTATTCAGGCGCTAGTGGGAGATAACAAGTTTAGGGAAAGTGGATATGAGGACAAGCTCAGCAGATTGACTGGAGCCACCAGGGAGCGCTTGTTTTTAGGTAACTGGGACTTCCTGGACGACCCGCTTGCGCTTTGCGATTTTGACTCTATTCAGGACTTCTACACAAATGACTTTGTAAAGCCAAACCCGCACGAAAAGTACCTGATACTTGACATTGCAATGATGGGAAAGGACTTGCTACGGGGCGCGGTATTTTATGGTGACGTTCTTGAAGACCACGACAAAATGAAGCGCAGCGGTGGGGCTGAGGTGTTGCAGTTTGCGAAGAGGTTACAGGCTAAGCACAGAATAATGGCGCACAATATCCTTTATGACAGCGACGGCATTGGGGCTTTTCTTGGGGGCGATGGCGGTTTTATCCCAGGCGCCATACCATTTCATGCGCTGGCTCAGCCATTTATAATAAACGCAGACAAAACAACGGGGCAGCAAAAGAACCAGAAGAGCGAATACCAAACACTTAGAGATCAGTGCGGGTACTTGCTAGCGAACGATATAAACGAAGGGAAAATGTGGGGAAAAGCCGTAGTTTCGCAGGACGATAGAGAGATGTTGACGGAAGAGCTAAGCTACTTAAAGAAAGCAAAGGAGGAGACGGACGGGAAATTGCGCATAATGTCAAAGGAGATAATCAAGCCGCTGCTTGGCCGGTCTCCAGACTTTCTTGACATTTTGCTAATGAAAAAGTATTACGACCTAAAAAAACTTTCAGAGCCTAAACAATTCACAAGAAAAATAAGAGCATTCTAAACATCATTACAATGGCAAATCCGATTGACTCATTTATCGACTCTTACAACTGGCTTGTAAGACAACCAGGGCAGGGTGTAAACACGCCCAACGCCAGGACTTTAGCCCAGGTTATCCGCAATATGTTTAAAAACGAGGGGCAGATTGCAATTCAAAAAGCCAACACAGCCTTAGCCGCTGAAAAAGGTATCAAACCAAGCGCTATACCATCGCGTCGCCCCGTGGGGGAGGTAGTGAGCGAACGGAGGGCCGCACGTATCGCTCAGAAAGGAGTCCCACAAGTCGAGCTCAACAGCGCACGGTTATCTCGGGAACAACGAGTAGCCAACCGGATGCTACAACAAGGCAAATTGGAAAAAAGCGCCGCTGTTGTGGCGGTTAAACCGGTTGACCAGGTTATTGAGCCAGCAGTAAAAAAGGGGCGGCAAAAGAAGGAGGTGGCAGCTCCAGAGCTTGACCTTCCCAACGGTGACACGCAGGCCGAAAACACCACAAACGAGAATCCAATAATTCTCCCGCTTAATACTGCCGAAGCGAAGGCGATCACTACTATGTCAGGCCGAAATGCCGTGGCTACCTTTGGCGTTGAGCGTATTGCTGCTACCCTGCAAAAGATGGGCGCCGACCATACTTCCGGATCCCCCAATCAAATGGCAAACCGACTCATTGCTTTAATCGCTGACAAATGAAGGTAGTCAAGCTAAATAAACCAGACGGCAGCCTGATTGCCGAAATAAAACTGCCAGACAACCCGTCCGAGCTGCCGCTTGCAAACTATGTCAGCTTTATGGCTGAGGCAGATAAGATCAGCCTACCAGGGGCTAATGTGGTCGCTGTTATGGCCAAGGCTGTGGCCGAACTATCCGGAGTACCGTTTGACGATGTACTGAAAGCAAACTTTGGCGACGAGTGGGAGCAAAACAGCAGCAGCGTTGACGGGGTCCGCAGCATGTACGGTTGGGCTGTTGAGTCAATCGGAAAATGGAAGGGTCACTTAAGGGGTACGAAAAACAACAAAGTAACCTACCAAAAGCAGGAGTTTGAAATACCTGTGATGCTTGTAAATAGCCTGGGTGGGCGAATGCTGCCAGATGTGGACGTGAACAGCGCCGTTGAGGCATACGAGGTTGTAAGGTTGTTTGAGCGCCGGATAAGCGCCGGTGCAAGCGTCCGGGAGTGCGTCACGATGCTACAAACACTTGAGTCTGCGCAAGACAAAGAGCCTTACATTAAAAGGCTGCGCTCTATGCTGCCGCACACTAATTCGGTTGACCTTTTATCGCTTTCATACGATGACCTCCAGGAGATAATTTCAGAACACGGCGATGAAAACGGCGACAACGCATATTCCAGGTATCTGCACATGCTGGCAATACTTCTGAGGAAGCCAGGCGAAAAGCTGCCAACAGACGAGTCAAAAAAGCAATCGTTCTTAGCTGAACGCGCTGCTTTTTTTCAGCAGATAGACACGCAAACCGCCCTTGATATTGATTTTTTTTTGCTCAGTACATTGACGGCCTTAGGAAAGAACCATCATGTCATTGGTTCTTTAACCCACCAGGCTTTAGGCCGCGTGGTGGAGACGAGAAAGCAGAAAGGGAGGCGTACCAACGCGCCGTCAAACACAACGAAACGGTTTTCAGCCGTATAGGGTGGAAGACGCTAGTTGTTACCCTGGTTGAACGTGGCTGGTTTAAGCTGCCAGATAAAACACCGATACAAAGCGCGTTACTTGCCTCATTTGAAGAGGCGGTGCGGGCGATATCAAACGAAAATGCAATGCTCTAATGCAAAAGATAGACATTATAAACGCCCTCCGTTCAGCCGTCATTTTTAGCCCTGAAAATGAGCTGCCTTGCAAACAGCTCCAGACCTTCCGCGTAATTGAAAAAGGGTCGGGGGGCATTATTTCGGCTGAGAACTTTGGCGCAACAATGTGCGACAAAGAAAACCCTTGGTTTTGGTCACGACTGTGGGCCGGCAACGGTTACAACCCAAATGCCGTGACTTGGGAATTTCCCGTGCTTGCGCTCATCGAAACCTCCTACACGGCAAAGAGGCCACTCGCCCAAAACTCTGAGCGCTGCTACAACTTTAATATATCTGTAATGGATATACCGTCTGTTGATTGCGGCAAATGGAAGTGCAAGGGCTGTAAGGGGCGGACTATCAACCAGGTCTACGAAGATACCGCAACGCTGCTTTTCTCTGCGCTCCGGTACTTGGCCGGACTGGTTGAGGCTACCCTTCCAGACGGCACAACGGGCGTGTACCATGTCAACCATCTTGACGCTATGGTTGCGGCGCGAACAATCAGCGGCTACACCCGTGGTGTCAACATCGGGTCGGTGCTTGAAAGTAACATACAGAACGCCCCAGCATATAAATCCTCACTAGGCGCTCAAGGAATTGTAGGCAATTCTATTGACATTGAGGTATGTATTAAGAATTGCGTTGTCCCTGAATATAATTTCAACACACCCAGTTTTGCTGCGCTTGCGCATGAGGCTGGGTGCAAAAGCTGTGGGTAGGTGAACGTTGTTGCGGACATAAAGGATGCCTTAGAACAGGCAATGAAGGTCTTGCAAGGCGACTTGCGCGACGAGCTTAAGGCGCAAGGTCATTACAACACCGGAAAGCTGCACGACTCTATTGAATACGAAATAAAGGTTTCAGGCTCAACCGTAGTCGCCAATGTTGTTTGCGAAGATTATGGGCTGATAATGGAGTTCGGGGTATCGCCTGGAAGAATACCATTTTCCGGCACTAAGCGGGGCAGCGGTGGCGGCGGTAAGTCAAAGTACATTGAAGGCCTGATAACATTCTTTGAGAGCAAGGGGCTTGCTGGAAAAGAGGCTGTTGGGGCTGCCTTTGCAACGGCTATGACGCACAAGCACGAAGGTATGCCTACAAACGGCAGTTTTAGATTCTCAAAAAATGGAGAAAGGCTGGGCTTCGCCTCGCAAACACTAAACCGCGATCTTAAGCTAATCCAGGAAACCATCGAAAATGTGATGGGCAAAAAAGTGTTCATAAATGTCTCCGGGCTTGTAAAAATGGAGCCTGTAAATATCTATACCTAATGGCAACCAAGATTCTATTCACATTCACAGCCGAGGACATTGGTGTAGCCAAAGCCCAGGACAGTATCAGGGACAAGCAACTAGCCATAAACAAGGCGATCAAAGAAGCTAAGGCGCTAGGTAGCCCTTATGACGAACTGTTGGGCGAAAGCATAAAACTCAAAAGGGAGGCTGAGGCATTGCGCGTTGAGCAAAACAAACTCAACAAAGAGTTTAAGGCGACCGCCGTCCCAAAGGACTCCCTTGCAGGGCTTAGGCTTGAATACTCAAAGCTGACAGAACAGATCACAAAGCTGAGCGCGGCTGAACGGCAGGGTAATTTTGGACAAAACCTGATAAAGAGCGCGTCCAGGGTAAAGAGCGAAATTGACGGGATAGAGCAAAGCATAGGCCGGTTTACCGGGAATGTAGGCAATTATAAGTCAGGGCTTGCAAGTCTTGGAAACGCACTAACAGGTGGGCTGCTGGCAGGTGGAGCGATTGCCGGTATTACTGCAATAGGACAAAAGGTTGTTTCCGTAAATGCAGGATTATCCGACTCAATCGCAGATGTGGCAAAGGCCGCAAACACCTCTATTGAATTTGTAGACAGGCTCGAGCAAAAGCTTGAAGGCAGAAACACCCGGACAACTATAGCAAACCAGTTAGGCATTGCCGAAATAGGAGGTAAACTTGGTGTTGCTGAGCAGGATTTATTTTCGTTTGTCGAGGCCGTAGATGTTGTAAATGTAGCTCTTGGCGATCAATTTGGAGGGTCGGTAGAGCAAACAACCGACGTTATTGGAAAGCTGCGCAACGTTCTAAAGGACATTAAGACAGACGATATAGGGAAAGACATAACGGGGATAGGTAACGCCCTGAACTTCCTGGAAGCACAGGGGGTAGCTAGCGCCGGGACAATAGCAGATTTTGCGGGGCGTATCGGCGGCGTGGGCTCAACGCTGGGTGTTAGCGCTGGGCAAATACTTGGCGTATCCGCGACCCTTGATGAATTGGCCGTTAACGCTGAACGCGGTTCTAGTGGGTTTATCCGGATACTTCAACGTGTGGCGACTGCTCCGGAGGATTTTGCCAGTGCTGCAGGAGTAGCCACAGAGGACTTTAAGAAATTAGTTAACGAAGATTTGTTTGGGGCCGTACAGCTATTTTTAGGAAAGCTGAATGATAAGAACCTGAATAACACCGAGCTGCAAAAGGTTTTGAAGGATTTAAAGCTCAACGGCGTTGGCACGGCTGAGGTAGTGGCCAAGCTAGGCCAGAATATGGAGTTGTTAGATACCCGTGTTGGTCAGGCGACAAAAACAGTAAGGGAGTCAAGTAGCGTAACGCAGGAGTTTGAGAAAAAGAACAACACGCTTGGCGCCTCCATAGAAAAGGTATCAAACGCTTTTACTGAGCTTGTAACTAGCAGCTCTATTGGTAACGGGCTTTCCAGGTTTTTCAGCGCTTTGGCTGATGGAATTGACTCAATAGCGGACGCTTCTAACAAGTTATTTGATTTTTCTGCCGCGTCCGATGGGGCTAGTACGGCTGCTACTATTCTTGCCACCTCGGCTGAGATGGCGACACGGGAAATAAACAAAGAGGGCTTAGCAACAGAGAAAAACTTCAATATTCTAAGGAATGGCGAAGCCACTCAAGAGCAAAGAAACCAGGCAATTTCAGACCTGGTAAAGCTGTACCCTTCGCTGTTGACTAATCAGCAACTAGAGGCCGCAAACATAAACCAGCTCAATGGACTACAGCAGTTAGCAACTAATGTGCTAAGGGTTCAAATAACGGAGCGGCTAAAACTACGGGCAAAGGAGCAGCTTGAAATAGAGCGGCAACAGAAACAACTTCGCCTGATCGAAATTGAGGCTACTCCAGACCGGGCGCTGCTTGGATCTTTGACAGCGGGCGAAACTCTGCGAAACTTTGGTACAATAGACCCGAAAAAGCTAAGGTCGTCACTCATTGCACAATTCAAGTCAGATATTGCCCAGATTGACGCGGCAAGCGCAAAGGTTGACCAGAATTTTAAAAGGTTGGCGGCAAGCGCGGAAGACAATTTAAGCGCTGCCGAGCAGGACGCTCTTGACTTGTTCCGTCAATTTAATGAGGGTGGCAAAACCGCTGTTAAGTCTCTAGATAAAACAACAGCGGCGGTTGATAATCTTGCTGAGGCCGGGGGCGGAAAAGGGAAGAAAGGGAAAAAGACAAAGGCTAAAGAGGAAGAAGCCGCCGCTGGCAGTCTTGACGCACTGCAAAAAACATTGGCTGACATTGAAAAGCAGATCGAGGCCACGCCTACAGATAGTCCGCTTTTTTTAGAATTAGTCAAAAAGGCAAAGGCTGCAAAAGATGCTATTGATGAAGTAAAAAGAGGCATTGAGGCAATTAAAAAGGGCGCATTTGATTTTAAGGAAACGGCGGTACTTTCAGTTGATATAAGTCTCAACAAAGAGGCACTTTCAAATCAGCTAAAAGCGCTTTCAGACCAGGCCAAGGCTTTTGATAAGCAGCGAAGCAAAGACCAAAAGGAAGAAGCCGAGAGGTCTGCAAAGGAGCGCCAGGAGATAGAACAAGCAATAAAGTCTGCTGCAGTTGGCAGCGCACAAACTATTGCCGACACTGAGTTCCAGATCAAAAAAAACCAGCTTGAAAAAGAGCAAAGCGAAAAGTTTGCAGCGCTAGACGCGCAAGAGGCAGCAGCTATTGAGGCAGCAAACGGGAACGCGACAAAGGAAAAGGCTATCAGGGCTGATTTTGAAAAGAAGCGGCAAGAGCTGGAGCGGCAGGGCGCAAAGAAGCGAAAGGAATTGGCACTAAAAGAGGCGTACATAAATACAGCCTTGGCCGTGACAAAGGCGTTGACAGGGGCACCGCCTCCGTTCAGCTTCATATTGGCCGGGGCGGCGCTGCTGGCCGGTGCTGAGCAGATACGGGAAATAAATTCGCAAGAGTTTTGGCAGGGCGGTAAAGTTAAAAAGTTAGGCCCCGGGAAAGTGACAGAAAAGCCAAACGCACCGACCACAAAGCACGGTGACAATGTGCTTGCTTATTTGAAGCCAGGAGAGATGGTGCTAAACGAACACCAGCAATCGGCAATAGCACAGCGGGCGGGTAGTAGCATATTTAGCGACGTTGGTGTGCCGGGCGCGTCGCGCGGCAGCATAGTGCCTTATTTCGCGTCTGGAGGTATTGTTGATATTGTCCCACAAACGTCATTTGCATCAGGGTCAAGTGGCGTATCTTTGAACGCCCAAGCGTCATTCTCTGACAACCAGGTAAGCCAGATAGGCAAAAGCCTTGGTGACGCTGTGGCCCAGGAGGTTTCGCGCCAGGTCAAAAACGCCCTGTCAGAAGGGCTTAATGATGCAAACCGCAGGCTTGAGCGAGAAGAGCAGTTAACCACTAACAGACAAGGATAAACCATGGCTTTAACTATAACAAGCGAACCAGTAGCATCGCCAGTACCAACCCCGGTTTCTGAATGCCTCCAATGGTGCCTAACTCCTGGTTCGGGCGACGTGCTGGAAACGCCTGGGTCATTCGCAAATATTCATATTGAATTCCCAACCACGTTTTCATCAATCCCGTCAAACGGTACAGAGTTCACGATATGGGGCCGGTTGTTTACGGTTGACAACACAACACCATACACAGCAACCTCATTCAAGATAGAGTCGTCTGGCAACCTTTCAGGCTCTAATTTCCGGCGTATGCTGAGGGCTAACTTCTTCTTCTCAGCAAACACGGCTATAACATCTCCAACCCCTAATTCTATAACAGATATTGATTGGAACGAATGTGGCGAACAGGCAGACTTTACGGGGGTTGGCATGGACCTTTCAGCGCTTGTAACCGCAGGCGCCACGGTAACGGTAACAAACGGGGTGACGGCAATCCCGGTTAATGGGGCTATGATTCAAACCAGGCTTCAAAAGGTGTTTATTGAGACGGGCAACGCACCAATCACAAGCTATGAGGGTATGACCCCTATAATCTCCTGTGATACCTCAGACCCGGTTTGTGTTGATTACATGGCCGATGCAAGGCGTTCGCTTTACACGCCAATGCCTGACCTTTCAACAACAAGTGAAATTGACCCGTACATAACGACAATGATTGCCAAGTTTTTCATCGACTACGGGGTAACTTATCGTGACGACAATTGTCAGGCTCAGTCTGGAGCGTTTCAGAGTAGCGACGAAATTCTTGTGATGGACACGGTTTTTGAGCTACATGAAAACCTGTTAATGCGCCGGTACATTTATGACCATCCCGACAATATAGGGGTAGGTGACTCGCAGCCGGCAGAGTCGCCACAGTTTTTAACCAACAAGCCTAAGTACCTGGAATTGGGGGAAAACTCTTTTGCCTGGTTGTGGTTAGCCGCTGCCTATCAATCCCTTTCACCTGGGGCGGTACAGCTTAAGTTCACGGTAACATTTTCAGACGGCACTACAAGCACTGAGTACGTCGCCTACGAAGCGCTTGGCGTTAACCAGGTACATTGCTTTAATGTATCACCAAAGCGGCTTATTAGCATATTTTCGCTGACTGACATTAGCGATGTAGTAAAGTACCAGGTAAGCGCTATCGCTACCGATGATGACGAAGATATTACAGGCGAAACGGTTGGATGGGAGACGTTCTTTACCATAGACCACGCTTGCGAGAACGTGACGGATGTGTATTTCAAAACCCCACCGGGCGGTATAGGCACAATATTGTGTGAGGTGATCCAAAAAGACGTAGTGCAAGAGGGCACCGAAATATGCCTAAACACCCCATGCGCCACGACACGGGTGGAGGCCGCAAAGAATTCTGGCAGGATGCTCAACCAGATCAGGGCCTATGACACTATCCGGCTTCGCGCAAGGCGAAACTTTTCTGAGCAGGAAGTAGCCTATTTCCGATCTTTAAAGGCAAGCCCGGAAAGATGGATACAGGTTGAAGAAACAGGCGAAGGCGGCACCTATGTAGCAAAACGGCTACTGATTGAGCCGGGAGGTATAAACATTTACCAGTACGGCGAATATGTTGATTTGATCATAGACGGAAAGTTGCAAGACATACCGATTCAAAACCCCCGCAACGCAGGATAAATGAGCAACGCTACACAGATATTGGTCAAGCTATCCGCCGAAGGCTCTGCTATCCTTGGTGGAATAGGGTGGGCCGCGCTGGATTTGCCGCCCGGCTTTTCGGTCAGGTCTAGCAAGGACGTTAATGCGCTCAGCGATATAAACAACCTGATAACAGACGGGGTATTGTCTTTTGACGTTCCAATGTCAACGGTGAATGACGCTGCGTTTATGTCCTTTTCTTCCCCCATAATCACAAACAATTCAAAAAGCGGCATAGAGGCCCGTGTGATTTGTGAAGGGCACGAACTGCCATTTGACCACGTTTGGATAAAAGGCAAAAATGACGTTCAGCGTACATGGGAAATTGATGTTCGCCGTTCGCCAAATCATTGGCTAGAGCTGGCCAGCGAAAAAAAGCTATGCACCATAGAGCTTGGAAACGTGACGCTTGACGACACGGCAACAGATACGTGGGCTGATCAGTTTGCTGTTGACTCTAATGACCTACACCGTTGGATCCCGGCTGACTATGGCGGTTGGGTTGATTTGTCAGAACCTATACAGTTTACAGACCCGCCAGTTAAGCACATTTGGTTGGAAGACCTACGGCCATTTATTTCTCTTCCAAACTTATTAAAGCTTGGCTTTTGCGAAATAGGCTGGACGCTAGAGGGGCAGATCCTTGAAACTGAGCTTTCAAGGGCGATATTTGTCTACATACTTAGTAGGGAATACTTCACGCAATCCAAAGGAGGCAATCACAAGCTGATAGGTCAGCTTCTGCTTGACTTTACAAACGCCACCGGGCTTAGCGTCCCAATATTTTTCACAAGCCTACAATATGACCCCGGGAGCAATTCAGTAGAGGCTTCACCGGGGCTTTACAGCGCGGCGATTCAAAACACGCTTCCATTTAAGGCTAGGTACAAATTCACTATTTCCGGGCAGTTTGAAAACGTTGGCGCCACGGTTCAGACCTATGAAATAAGTTTAGGTGAAACCGACAACGTGGGAAATATCACAGGCCTTGTTTACGCGACGTTTGTGTTCAAGGTCAATGCTCTAGAGACGCTATTCGTCACTACTTCGCTGGAGGCTGACATAGAGCCAAACGCATACGCGGGGCTTGCTATTCAGTCAAATCTTGTCACAACGATCAAAACCGGGTGCCGTATAATCATTGAGCCCAATAACAAGTCTCTTGTCAGGGGCGATGTCGTTGCGCTTAACAGGCTGATAAATTGCGAGTATTACCTACTCGGAGCTTTCAAAGGGTATGTACACTTCATAAATGGTCGCATTGAAACAGATTGGGCAAACAGGCGCGTTATAGTACACCCTTATCGAACAGCGGACGTATACGCGGACAATGTGCCAGGGTTTATAAATGACGGCGCTACACCAATTGACCTTGACGCTAAGGTTGTCTGTGATAGCGCTAGGCTCACAAGGGTAAAAAACGACCTTACCAGGTACACGCAATTACAGTTTGCCGACACGACAGACGCTTATATTGACAGCCTAAAGCTTGATCAGCCTGCGTATTCCAGGCGGGTGTTAAACTCAATCGAGTTGCCGGACAAAGTAACTGAGTTAAAAAACCCTTTCTTTGAGCCAACCCTGGAAGGTAGGCCGGACGCGCTAAAGCGGGCCACGCCACCGCTGATTAATCACTCAAAGGACATACTGCCTATGGTGTATTTGCCGCGCCTGTGGGACAACTCGTCCGGTGAACGCTCCTTTAACATAGGGCCGCGGGCGTTAGTGTTTTTTGGCGAAACGTCGCAATTTGACGAAGGCGAAGGCCGCAACGCTTCATTCTATTTTGAGGGCACCAGTATTGACTTCTTTGGATATGCGTCTCAGTTGCCTACGCTAGGTTTTGCCACCGGGCTAGAGCCTACGCTTGTGGCCTCTTTGGTGTATGGGTCTACTGAACGGGATTTGTACGTGACCTTTTATCTTGCCTTACTGCAAAAACTAAAAAGAGGGGCGTACCTTGATTTGCTGGTTTACATGAACAGCAACGATTACTCCGCTTGGGACTTTAGGACAAAGTTTAAGCTGACATATAATGGGCGCCAGCTATTGCCATTAGGAGAATCAATAAGAGACTTCGCCCATGGCGCTGACATTCCTACACCAATGAAGTTCCTTGTTGAGCCGTCCGATACTGAGTGTTGCGATTTGCCTTGCTCTTGCCGGTTTACTGAATGTGATTACTACCAGGACTTTGGTCAGTATATGACGCAAGACACCCTGGACCAGCTTAGTGTAACATCGTTTAAAATAAACGAAATAGAGCAATTGCTAGCGCCAGCCGACTTTGGTATAATTAATGTTGTTGAGGTAAATGGGAGGCAGTTTGTGACAAACCTAGTTGATACGCTAAACGCATTGGCCATTGACTACTTTGGCTTCCGGGCTTCTACAAAAACCTATGCAGACAAATTAGATCAGCGGTTTTTCAAGATCAAACGCCCGGCTTGTTGGTCGTTTGAAATAATCATTTCAGATACAGAAGGTGAGGTTTACAGGTATAGGGATTACGATATGGCTCAGAAGTGGTTTGACGCAGATTGGGAGCCAATGGGTTACGCTGGCAACCCTGTTTCTGAGCCGGAAGATTGTATAACAACTATTGAGTACTAAATATCAAGAACATGAAAGACGAATGGGTAAAGCTTGACGATCAGGTTGTAGCAGAAATAAAGCTGCCGATTACAACCTCTTACCAAAAGGTTGGAGAAATACAGCCAACTATTGATGGTGGCAGCATTTACATTTTTGACCCCAAAACAGGAATATTGGGCAAAGCAAAAATAAACGAACCGGACGCGATGCCAATTGCTGGCCAGGCAAAAAAACGTCTTGACTTACAGCCGGGTTGCCATTACGTTGAGGCGTTAAACCTGAAAAACGCAGTGCGTAGGCTACGCGCTGGCAAGATATTTATTACAGGATGAAAGGCCGCTCAGAAATAAAAGGAAAGTCGCCAAGACGGTCTATCTGGATAAAATTCAGGCGATTACACCCGTTCAGTAAGGAGCCTTTTATAGACTCAATGGAGCGAGAATTGAAGTGGCTTTACCACATAGCTCAAACTGAGGGAGCAAAAAATTACACCAGGATAGTGATAAAAAACGATGAGCTGTTAAAAATCAGGCAGCTTTATCGTGTATCAGCATTCAATGAGTTCCCACCGGAAACGGCAGCCGTTTACGAAAAGGTTGCAAGATGCTTTCCAGGCTCCCAGGTATATGCCTGTGGTTCCAGGGTGCGCGGTGACTACGTAGACTTTAACGAAGCCAACCGGCACGAAAAAATAGTGATACAGGCGCGAAAGGCCGCAGGAATGAAGCACCGGGAGCAAAGCGATTATGACTTTTGGGTAGCGCCTGGAGCGGTTCAGGTGGGCGCCCTCCCTCAAAATAGCGAACGTGCTAGGCTTCGCATCCCTGAAAGTGAAAAAGTGGCAATACCTATCTACTATGGATGAATGGGACTTCTCGAAATTGCCGGAGTCTGAGCACCAGGCCGTAATTGATGCCGTTGGCAAAAAAGACTTTAGGACTTTGATCAGTATTCACGACAGATATGGATTATCAAGGTTTTCGTACTGCTGCAACGCCGAAGGGCTTTTAAGCTGGTATCAGTACGGGATTGAAACAAACTTTTCAAATGGCGCTAGACAAACAGAAAATCAAGGGCTGGATTGACACGGCTATTGAGGTATCGTGCGAACTTGCCGGAGAGCGGGCAATAGGTAACGTAGTTCAATTGGTAATGCCTGTTGATATTGTCGAAAGCCTTGAATCTATTGGGCTGGCAGAGCGGTGCCAAAACGGCTCGTTTGTATACAGGTACAACATTTCAGCGCACTACTGGGATTTGATACGGATTTGGCCGACTGATAAAAAAGACCACTCAATGACAATGAGCATCAAAATAATCAAATGATAGATCAAGAGACATTCCGCCGCAGGTGCCTAGAGCTTTACACTATGTTTGGTTACAATGTGACTGATTACGACTTGTTGCCAGACTCTTTTCGGGAGTTTGTTACCCTGATTGGGTACGAAAGGGTGTGTAGCCTAATGATAACCTACGACCTTTCACGGGGCAAGACTGAAAGGCAGTTATCTATAAAGTATAGTGTTACTAGGCACTGTATCAGGGCTATAAAAGCCGCAAACCGGGTTAAGCGCCCATACAAATTGGGCGGGATTGCGCCCAGTAAGCCCTTCCAAGGGGTATAAAAAAACGCCTTTGGCTTCACCTTTGCGACACTAATAGCGCAATGGAAGAAGCTAGACTCAGCACAACTACATTTGAGAACAGGGGCATTGAACAGCTCTTGTCAATGTCAGAAATGTTCATCGAAGAGCGTTTTGGCTTCCAGGCGTTGAATCAGTATTTGTCCGACATTTCCGAACTAAAAGCAGGAGTACCTTATGTAAACCTCGGCATTTCTCAACGCCGTGAGCGTTGTATCCCGTCCATCCTGACCGCTGAGGGGGGTGTGACCAAAACCATTTCCGACCCGTACATACTTAGGAACGAAAGCCTAACGCCCAAAAATTCAATCGCTCTTTTGCGGCTAGAGGGCGTAATGTCATCCCGGGACGGTAGCAGCAGCTACGGAGTTCAGTACCAAGCGCAACAGCTAAGGAACGCCTACTCAAACAACAACGTCTCAGCGATCATACTGGAAGTTAACAGCGGTGGCGGTGAAGTAGTGGCAATGAATATCCTGACCGGGGCGCTCAAAGAGCGCAACAAGCCCGTGATTGGGTTTGGCCACTATGTAGCATCGGCGGCATACGGCACAATCGCAATGGCAGATGAAGTCATAGCCTCAGACCAAATGGCTGAGTTTGGAAGCATTGGCGCCATGGTTCAGGTCAGCCTTGAGTTCCTAAATTACTACAAGGAAAACTTTGTAGCCTTTTACGGCAAAAACGCCCCCCTAAAGAATAACGAGATCAGGGAGGCAGTAAAAGGGAACTATGAGCCGCTCCAGGAAGTGGCCGACAAATCAACAGACCAATTTCATGCAATGATAGGTGCCGCCCGCCCGCTGACAGGTGCGGAGCAGTACCGTAGTGTCACCCTGTCTGGTAAAATGTTTGACGCGGCAGAAGCAAAGCGCCGTGGGCTTATAGATGGGATTGGCAACCTTTCCTATGCAATTAAGCGAGCTACGGCTTGGTCAAAAAAGTATTCACAACCATAAAAAGAAATCCTATGTGGGACATCAAATCAAGTCAATTCTATAAAGAAGTAATGACGGCCCTGACCGTTTTTTTTGCGCGTCCGGAGGCCTCAGAAAGCGAACTGCACCAGGAGCTTAGCGATGCCGGAACGCTTGAAGCTATCAAGCGGGACGCTATGGCGGCGGCAGAGGCCGCGGTATCTGAAAACACGGCGCAGCTTAAGGCTCAAGTAGAATCGCTTGGAACGTCATTCAAGGCGCTGGAGACTGAGGCAAATTCAAAAGACGCTGTGATCGAAAGCCTGAACGCTGAGCTGGCCGAAAAGGCCGCTGATTTGGAGCTGGCCAACGAAAAACTGGCAGCCGTATCCGCTGAACTGGCAACTGTGAAAGTATCCAAGCCGATTTTTGAAACCCCCAAGCCAGATGCATCCCTGCCTATCAAAGAAGGGCAGCCAAAGGCAGGCAACACCATGACCATGGAGCAGCTTATGGCTCACATGAATTAATGACATTAAAGCCGCACCGGCATAACCATACATCTAAGCACATCTAAATTCAGAAAAATGATTACAGTACCAAGTGGCGCGTTCGGGTTTGATGAATCAGGGCAAGCCGTATCAATTGACACCAACGGCGGGAGCAATTATATCCGCGTCAAAACCGGCCCATGGCTCAACATCTTTCGCCGTCAAGGCGTGGAGTTGACCGATGTCAGCAAGAATGAGCTTGGCCTTTACACCATGCTGGAGGTAGATGGCTATGGCAAAGCCAAATTCATGACCATTAACCCAGCATACCACATGCTCCGCCCGCGGCAGAACGGGTGTGTTTGGGATCCCAATGGCCGCATTCGCACGGGGCTTACCGAAATTGACACCTGTCCAATCGAGTACCAGGGCGAACAATGCCCGGACGCTTATTGGAACACCTGTTTTGAATCCCTGTTTGGCCCAGGTAACGAAGTCCGCGACTTAAGCTCAAGCACAGAATTGCAGAGGCTTTTGTCTGTGACACTTGCCTCCCTTTCTACTGGATTGGGCAACTCTTTCAATGAGCTTGTTCACTTTGGTTTGCACCCGCTTATTACCGAAGCCGACACGAACAACACCTTTGCCGTAGACGACGAGCGTTGGGAGGCCTTCTACAACCAGATGGTTGGAACGGATGCCCGCCCAAACAACTGCTCCGGTTTGGTAACGCTGCTTGACTCTTTGGCAGATCAGGGCGAAACTGGCTATAACATTAGCATCCCAGACGCAGACATTGACGCAAACAACAACTACACCGGCGACATTGTAGCCCTGTTTGAACAGGTTATTAACGCCGCAAAATCGGAGCTTCGCCTAATGGCGCGTCGCGGTATCCAGGTTGGTGGAGGCGCTAAGCGCTACCCAATTATGTTGGTTAGCGGCCCAGAATTCCGCGCCTACAAGCAATACCTTATTACCAACTTTGCCTATAGCCCAAGCCTGACCAACTACGTACTTGTTGGAACTGATGGCACTCAGCGAATGATGCCAGGTGTGCTCCACTACGAAGGCATCCCGGTCATTGAGTGGGATGAATCAAGCTGGTTTGATGAAATCGTTGGCACGAACTGCCACCGGGTTGCACTGGTTGCCCCTGGAACATTTGGCATTGCCGCCGATGTAATGAATATCAAAGATCAGTTCTCGCCAGGAACCGGCTTGCGCGTGGTTCAAAAGCTTGACCCCCCGTACATGGGTAAAATCTTCATGGACACTACCCTGCGTTGGGGTACCGCCCTTGCTGACAAAGACTTCGTTGTCTACGCCCGCAACTTGACCCCAGCCTAACCAGAGCGACAACCCATCTTAGATCACAGCCGAAAGGCATAAAATCAAATAAAAAATGGCTTGCGCATTAGTAGCATTAAACAGCACAACATCGTGCCCTGATAATACCGGTGGACTGGATTACTCGTATGTGTGCAAACTGGAGGACATTGAGGCGATCACCGTCACAAGCGGTATTGTATCAGCGCTTACCATGGCCACTACCGGGCTTTTCAAGAAGCTCCAGTATGACAAAAACGACACCAGCCGATTTGACCAAGTTGGCGAACGCACAAACGAAACCGGAGCAATGCGTTACAACGCAGAGGCATTCCTACAGTTTGGCGGCATGTCCTCTACCTACAAAACGTGGGCAGATGGGGCGGCTGATTGCTGCGCCCTTGTGTTTATTCACTTCCTTACCTCTGGTGTAAGCGTCATCCAGGGTATTGAAATTGACTCCGCCGCAACAGGTGGGTTTACAGGAACGAAAATCCGTGACACGAAGATCGTGCCTTCTCAAATGTCCGGCACGGCAGCCGAAGAGGCTCGCCTTGAAGTTCTGGTCCGTGGACGCTCAAAGAAATTGGCGCCGTTCACCGATTTGACGGCAACTGAAATAGAGGCTCTTTAACCATGTACACAGTCAAGAAGTCATTTCAGGGCAACAAAAGGCTTTGCACATTGTGCAACGGCAAACTTGTTGCCCTGAATGAAGCTTTTGAGCATCATATTCAGGCCGGGAAAGCTGGGCCGGCACAAACAAAGGTTGTACCGCTTGCAACCCAGGCTCAGTTGTCGGTTCTGTATAATCAGGGCAACCCATGTATTGAGGTCGTGCCAGACTTAGAACCCGCACAAGAGCAAGATGCCGAAAAACGCAAAAGCAAAAAAGAACTGTTGAAGAATAAGTGATATGTCAGGGAACAATGGATGCTGCGACGAAACTACCGTAAATACACCTCCGTTCAGCGAACTAAGGGGCGGCGGCAGGCGTAAAATAGCACTCATTGAATCGGCGAAAAACCCAATCCCGGACGAGATAAAAGACACGGATAAGCTAAGTAGGTTCTTTGAAAAATACAGGTTAGTACCATACGCCGGGCACACAAAAGGCACCGGGCACAGTTTGCTGCTGTGGTACAAGATGTTGGCTCAATTAAGCCCTATGCACGGGGCTTGTATTGAGAAGATGAAGAAATACGTGGTTGGTAGCCGCGCTAAGTTTGTTCGTGCGGAAGATCCAGAGTTTGATCCAGGTACGGAAAACTTGCCGCTTACCGCTACTGAGCTTGCGGCATACGGAGAGGCATTAAAGAAGCACATTGTTTTTGATGGTGGCGTTCGCGATTTTCACAAAAACACGGTCGGTTCGTTCAAAGAGGTTGGGAATGCATTTGTTATGCTCAGCATGTCAATAATAAATGGCCAGGCCAAGGCAAGTATATCACATATCAATGAGACGAATGTGATGTACATAGACCCGGAGCCTGGAGAAGTGAAGAGCGTAATGATTTCCCCCGTCTGGGATACAGGGTACATGAAAAAACACCCGCCAACGATTTTGCCAGTTTTCCCGAATTTCAAAAAAGGGGATGACGGTGTGATCAGGCTGGTGTTTCACCTTAAGAACGGCGGGCAATGGTATGGGCGACCGGACTCAAAGTCCTCAGACCTATACAAGTACCGGGAAGTGCAGGACGCTATCTACACAATCAGGCAGGCGGCGGCAAACTTCACGGGGCAAGTAATTATCGAGGTTGAAGACGGCGGCGGGGTTTCTCCAGCAATTGACAACGACGATGCCCAGCGCAATGGATTTGATTCTTTTGCCGACAGAATGGAGCAGAATTACACCCAAAAGGGCGAAGACCCGCAGAGTGTGTTTGTTACCTCTAGGCCGTTTGGTTCGCGCCCTATGTTTGTGTTTCAGCTAAAGCCGAACACGAATGAAAACTGGTACAAGGTTACGGGAGAGATTAACGAGCAAAAAATACTCCGTTCGCATCAATTGACGCTTCGGTTCATGGGGTTTGATGCAGCCACGGGCTTTGCAACAGACTCTTTTATTGGGGACTACATAATGAATGTGGAGCCCGTAATTAATGAGCTTCGGACTACAATTATGACGTTCACGAACAGCATACTTTCCTACGTGTGGGAGGCTTTTGGGATGCCAGAAATGAATAAGTACTCTTTGACTTTTGAAAGCCCAATTTCCTCACAGGTAGAGGAATATAAAACACGACAAAAGGAGCAAGCAAATGGCACGGCAGACCCTAATAACAGCTTATGAGGTAGTAAGGTATTCTCCAGCCGGTAAGGACTACCCTACCGATAAGATATGCCAATTGATACCTGACATTGAAGCGCAGTTTGGGTATGAGTGCTTGGGCAAAACGCTATACGAATGGCTTATGAATAACAAGTCATCGTACCCACAAAGTGTAAGCGAGTGGACGTGTGACAGGAGCTATGACATAGGAGAGTTTGTTATACGGTTCGGGTGCCTGTTTGAAAGCACGGTTGACCTAAACACGGCAGACCCCGCAGACGACGATGGCGAAGAAAGCTGGGCAAGCGCAGAAAGGTTTGGCGACAACGATTGTGCAAACGAATTTTGGAATGACTACCTAAGAAGGGTAATTGCGTTGAAAGTTTACGCGGCCTCAATCAACACGACAACGCGAAAGGCTGGGCCAAACGGATTGACGATGCTTGAAGGTGGGGGGAGTTTTGGAAATCAGGGCTTTCGCTCTGGCTCAAAGGCTGAACTGTCTGACTACCGGGAAGACATACTGCAAATGACAGAAGTGGCGGTAGCAAACATGGAGCGCTGGATGCAGACTAGGGTTTTGGACACGGGGACACCTTGCGAAATGCCATTAAGCTCAACACCTGCATGTATGAACAAGATTTGCGCACCAGACACTTCACAGCGCCGTAGATGGGGCTTTAAATACTAGATATGAACCTCTTTTTAGAAGCGTTGAAATTGGCCGCAAAAAATGTATTAGTCAACGAGGTTGTTGATGAAGAGACGGCGGCGGAAAGGTTTAAGGCTTGCGTGGGCTGCGACAAAAGAATACTCAGTACAAACCAGTGCGGAATTTGCAATTGCTTCCTAGATATCAAGTGTGGGGCAAAAACGAATTTCAACATGCTGAGGGCAAGAAACGAAATCACTCATTGCCCGCTTGGAAAGTGGGGCGATGTTGAAATAGCAAACATTTACCGGGAAATAGACGGTAAGCAATTATTGAACAACAATTAAACACACACACTCATGTTCAGAGCAATCACAAATCCCGGTCAAAATGCAGACAACCTGGTAAAACTTTTTGACTCGTCAAACGGATGCTGCCCCGGCATTGCTGCGGCATGTCAGTATTCGGTTGTTATCCCAACGGCAAACGCCGTCAACAACATCATTATCCGCGACAGCGAAGGCGACACGCGCACACTCACAACAGGCTTTCCGGCTACCGGCGCGGCCAATGTCGTGGTGGCAATCAAGGCCGCTCTTGCCGCTGCTGGCTACGAAAACGACGGCGACGATGTTACAGGCGTAACGTCTGAAACCTCCGGCACAAACACAATCTACCGTATTACGGGCGACATGGTTGTGGTCAGTATGCTCCACAACACCTCTACCACGGTAACGGCAACGGCGCTTTGCGCTCGTATCAGCAAATGCGTGTACTCACTTGACTGGGCCGGCAGCGGGGCTACAAGCTCATTTGTTGTCGATGGAGACGGCGGTCAAACGCTCGCTTCGTTCACTTTGGCTGGGTCTACCGCGGCACAAGTTCAGGCTGCGCTTATCGCGCTTTCAAACTGGCCTAGCACGGCGACCGTCAATGTCACAGAAACGGCATCGGCTTTTGAGATCCGTATAACGGACATTTTTACCCGCACCTTTAGCCTTGGAGGCACCGCATTTACCTCTGGCTCCTGCGCTATGGGTTACGTTGCAGCCTAACCTACGAAGCATATCTCCATTAATTGATTGAAGCCTGTCCGATAAAGAACGGGCAGGCTTTTTTTCTAAAAACAAAATACGAATTCAGCTTTTATGAAAAAGATATTTCTTTTCCTGGCCTTTGCCCTTTCGTTCCTGATTAACGACGCTACCGCCCAGGTTGTTAACCGAACACTGCCTACGTCATATTCTACGCGGGTGCCTACAAATACCCCATCATTAACCCAATCGCACCTTTGGTTTCACACCGGCGCATCAACCTTGTACGGATATGACCGGGCCACTTCTGAGTGGGCGCCTTATTCAAAGCAAGCCGCCTACGGCGAAATTTCCATTTCTTCCGATACTGCCACGCTGTCCTTTACGGGAACTACACCAGCGGCTATTGACGAGCTGACCACGGGGCTACTTCGGGACTTCTCCTTTACCAATGACAGTACGCTGACTTATGACGGTGCTGCAGCAGGGGTGTTTCACATTAGTTACTCAACTTCCTTTTCTTTTGCTGAGGCCGGTATAATGAACGGCTATATAAAAGTTGGAAGCACGGCAGTCACGCGGTCTAAGTTCAGGCAATCGGTCACAACGGCTACAAGTGAACGTGTTAATGCCGCTGGCTCTTGCATTGTCAACCTTTCTCCAGGCGACATTATCAGGTTCGTGTTTGCACCTTCTTCGCACACGGGCACCGATGTTTTGACGGTCTATGAAATGAACCTAAACGCTAGGCAGATTAACTAAGATGAAAAGAGGGGTAGCGATATTGCTGTTTTTGCTTTCTGTTGCTTTTGGCCACAACGCTAAAGCGCAGGCGTTTACATTTGAATGCCTGTGTGACTACGTTACGGCGGCTGACAACAACTGTGATATTTGTAACACAAGTATCCAGTCAAGGCTATTTTGCGGGGTGCTTATTCGAAAGAACGGCACCGCGTTCAAGTGGATTGATCAGCCTTACATTATTAAGTTCAACGGAAATAACGCTACCTTTCAAGAGCTGATACCAGCAAGCGAGACGATTACCGTTTCATTGGCCGGCACAGAATACGGGACGCTTGATAGCCTGAAAATGGCTGTTGATTGCCCATGCAATACGGGCGTAGACGGCGCATTGTTTTATGCCTCAGACAGCCTGGAACACGCCCCTATTTATCTGGGTGACACGCTTATGGTTGTAGGCCGGGGCATTATAGATGTTTCGTTTGATAGCCTTCTACAAAAGTATGTAATCACAGCCGACACAAGCGGGCTGGGTGGCGGCGGCACGGGCACGGTAACGAGTGTAGATATAACGCCACCAGCGGCGGGCATTGATGCAACAGGCGGCCCCATCACAACGTCCGGCGCAATTACATTAACCCTGGACGATGACCTGGGCGCCCTAGAGGGATTAACCGGAACAGGGATAGGTGTGCGATCAGCTACCGATACATGGGTGCTTAGGACGCTTTCTGCCGGAACGGGCATAAGCATCACAAACCCGGACGGGGTAGCCGGAAACCCTAGCATTTCATCTACAATCACTCAGTACACAGACGAAAACGCCCAGGATGCTGTAGGTACCATACTTTCAGACGGCGCTACCATAGACTTTACCTACAGCGACGCAACGCCTTCTATAACTGCCGAGGTGATAAACAACTCGATCAGCAATGCCAAGATAAGGCAGGGGGTGGCACGTTCTGTGATAGGCGTTACAGGAAACGCCACGGCCAATGTCGCTGACATTCAAGGCACCTCTGACCAGGTGCTAAGGGTTAACACGGCGGGCAACGACCTGAACTTCGGCACCGTCGCCACGGGCGGGATTGCGAACAGCGCAGTCACCAATGCCAAATTGGCAAACATGGCGGCGCTCACTATGAAGGGTAACAACACGGGCGCTCCTGCCGCTCCGGTTGATATGACGGTTGCTCAGACTCAGACCATGTTGGGCTACACAGACGGCGCGGGCGTAGCAAACCGCTTTGCCTACTGGACGGATGCAAACACGCTTTCAAACGACGCGGCTTTTACGCTAGACGCGACAAACGACAGGGTGACGTTTACGGGAACTGTGGCCGCAACAGGAGCCAATAACGGGTGGCTTAACCTTAATTCCGGTGCCATAACTGGCAACGCGGATGCTATGCGGGCTAGCAGTAACCTGAATGGTGACCTTCGAGTAATTATTGACAATGCGAACAACGCAAGCACAAGCGCTAACTCAACCTATTCGGCCACGGTTGGCGGCATAAATGCGGGCGACCCCCGTATTCAGTTTACGGTAAGTGGCACCGTAACTACTGCCATAGGGATTGACAACTCAGACCTTGATAAGTTCAAAATTACACCTGGCGCAAACAGTCCCGGGGCCACAGTTGACCACGGCTTAATACTGACAAACGCAGCTACTACGCTTATTGGTGTTAACAAAGATGCCCCCAAGCACCCGCTTGACGTATCTGGAAGGCTTAGGGCTAATCAGTTTATTGGAGTAGGCCCGGCTTGGTCAAACAGCGACATAACATTTGGCTCCGGAGCTGGCACAGGCCCTACAATTAACTCTGTTTCAGGCACCGGGAACTGGCTTATACTGACATTCACTACAGGGACTACACCCGCTGCAAATGCTCAGATATTTACAGCCACATATCCAACGCCATTCCCATTAGGCCCGTCTTGCGCGGTTCTTTCCGGGGGAAATGATCAGGATTATAATGTAATGAAAATTCAAGTTTCTAGCGACACGGCCACACAGGTTAATTCAAAAAACGGATTTTCACTAAATGCCTCTACTCAGTACAAAGTGTATTTGATGTTTGGCGGCTTTGACAACTAATATGAAATATTCAATCGCAGTTTTTGCAATTCTTTTTTTCGCCGCATTTGCCACCGCGCAAGAAAGCTACATTACCGCCACGGGAAATGTGGTGTTTGAGGCGGGAAGCATTGAAGAGTTCAACGCCCCGGTGGTATTTGTCTCGGGAGCCTATGAGAACCGCACACAGTCATGGGTGCTTACCCTGGGTATTAGCTCCGGGGTTGTTTCGGCATCGTCTCCAATTCTGCGCTCATATACAGTGCGGTTTTCAAAATCTGACATTGGCGCCTTCACGGGGTCTGGCTCAAATGATACAGAAAAGATACAAAACGCGCTAGACCAAGCGGTTCAAGACTTGCTAGAGACGCTTAACCCAACATCAACAGTAACAATCAATTAATGAGAAAATCAACAATCCTTGCGGCTTTCATGCTTGTAGCCGCTTTTATCAATGCGCAATCGCTGACCTATTCCTTTGATATGATCAGGAAAGACAGTTTCTACCTTGTAGAAACCTATGTCAGCAAACCAACCCCGGAAAACCCCAGAGGCACGACAACTACATCGCCAACCCTTTTCAGGGACTCAGTATCAGTAAGGTTGTATTTGTCACAAGTAGCCGCTGAATCTGAAAAATACAAAAAGGAGGCTGAGAAATTTACCAACGCGGCCAATATTTTAGACTTCAAGTCAAACATGATATTGAAGTTGATCACATCGCCCACATTCGTTTTTGACCCTAAACAGTAAACAATGGCAACCTGCACACAGACTGATACTAGCGATTTTTGCCCAGGTGTAATGAACCTGTCATGTCTGTATGTGGGCTTCTCATATCCAGATACTTGGGAGTTTAAGGATGGGGCTGGCGCCGAGATTGATATCACAAATGACGATTTTGAGCTAGAGGTTTACGATTCAACCCTAACCTTGATTCATACGCTTGAAATAGGAACGGGCCTGACAGTTGACGACACTAATAAGCTTCATATCCTGATAGGTGCGCCTGTTACAGACGAGGCCGGAACATACACGCACCGGTTGATCAGAACGGAAGATGCCACCGGCGCACGTTACCCGGTTATTGTTGGAAAGATAATTGTAAAGGCATGAGCAAGGTAATAACAGTCACAATTGTTCCAAGGCAGATAACCGTTATCGGAATAAATAGCCGGGTTTGTATTGTGGTAAACAACCCGGTTGGAATAAACCTAAGTAACTGGCTGAGCAATCTGCCAGAATATGACAGCGATGAATCTGCGGTTGCGGACGGGCTTGTGTTTGAGGACTGGTACAAAACTTCTGACAACCACGTTGGCGGAGTAAACGGCTTAGCTAAACAAGTAAGGTTACAATGAGAGCGATTTGGTTTTTCTTCCTGGTAATTCTGGCCTTTGATGCTTCCGCACAGGTAAACAACGTGTATCGGACGCTAGGGGTATCTTATACAGTTGGCCCGCCCACATTTCGGCCTGGCTCTGGTGGATCTCGCATAGCAATAGATACGGTAACTTTCATGTGGTACGAAAGCCTGGACCCAAACATGGATGACTGGACATTATCTGGGCACCGGGTTCAAGAAATACCTGGTTGCTCAGCTCCTTCATATACGCCAACCAAGCACCAAAGCAAGTTGGTAGTTAACGGCTGCACTACACCTGAACTTTACTTGTACGAAGGTGCCGGGGTTTGGGACTGCCTTAACTGTGGCAGCAGCGGCACGGTTTCATCGGACGCGACTATTGACGGCGACGGGTCGGGCGGAAGCCCTTTAAAGATTGCTCAGCAGGGCGCGGCAAGTAGCGAGGTGTTGGCCTGGACAGGCGCTACATGGGAGCCTTCCTGGGGCAACCCATACACGTTTGTAACCTCTGGGAGCACTATTACCACGGCTGTGAATGAGGTGCTTATAGGCACCTTGTCAGCCGACATTACAGTCGGGCTGCCTTCCTGCAACGCTACAAATGATAGTAAGCATTTTAAGTTCGTTCGTAATGGAACAGACGGGTTCAGCGTGACCATAGACCCATCAAGCACGGAAGCATTTTACGACGGTTCAACTTTGAAAATTCTATACGGAAAAATCTCGATAGACTGCACATGCCGTTATTCAGGCGGCACCGGTGTTTGGTTTGTCGATAACCTATAAGCACAACTCACACGCATGAAAAACATCATTATTATTTTCTTCGCCCTGCTTTCGTTCGGGGTTGCCGCCCAGCCTACGATCTGGGGCGGCGCAAAAATTAAGGCCGAGCAAGGAGACACGGCTTTTGTAACTACGCTTGGAGCCGTCAAAAGCTGGCTTGGACTGTCAGGCGGCGGCACGGTGTCTAGCGTATCGGCAAACGACGGCAATGGCTTTAACTTTACGGTGACAAACCCAAGTACTACCCCTGCTATTGACTTGGCTATTACTGTAACATCTCCTGTTTTGGCTGGGGTTGGCAATGCTATTGTTGCAGGAACTACTACTGGTAGCGGTAGTACTGTTGTGCTCGCAACGTCCCCAACATTAGTTACTCCAAACTTGGGAACGCCCTCAGCGGCAACACTTACTAATGCTACCGGGCTGCCAATTTCAACAGGCGTGTCAGGGCTTGGAACCGGGGTAGCTACGTTTTTAGCAACGCCATCTAGCTCAAACCTTATAGCGGCATTAACCGACGAGACAGGTACAGGCGCGGCAGTATTTGCCACATCACCTACATTGGTAACGCCAAACCTTGGAACCCCTTCGGCGGCGACGCTTACAAATGCAACAGGTCTGCCCATTTCGACTGGTGTTTCTGGACTTGGAACGGGGGTGGCCACATTTTTAGCTACCCCGTCTAGTGCAAACCTAAGATCTGCCATTACCGATGAGACGGGAACAGGGTCAGCGGTTTTTGCAACGTCTCCCACATTAGTTACCCCGGCACTTGGAACGCCTTCGGCGCTTGTTTTGACCAACGCTACCGGGCTTCCGCTTACAACCGGGGTTACTGGAACGTTACCCCCTACAAGTGGCGGTACTGGATTGAATTCTGTAGGCGGTGACGTTACCCTATTGGGGTCAAACGGTTCGGCTAATATTTACTACACCCCAGCTTTCACCAATCTATCTGCTGCAGTTGGCGCGTCTCGATCAGGCAGCACGTTAAATATCAACATACCCGACGCTGATGCCTCGTTTCGTGGCCTTGTTTCAACCGGAACGCAGACTCTAGCAGGGGCAAAGACATTCTCCGGTGCTGTTACCGTGCAAGGGCTTCAAACAGGTAGTGCCGGCATTGTCGGCGCTGCAACGGCAAGTGTGGCCGGATTAAACGCCGCTGGCGTTCAGGATGCAGACCTTACTACCCTGACCGCAAATACTACGCTTGACCACACTCACAACTTTGTGCGCGTTGGTACATTGAGCGCTGATATTACTCTGAGCCTACCGGCTTGCAACTCAACCCGTGAAGGATGGCAGTACGAATTCTTCAAGACGGGAAGCGATGCTTTTGCATTCATAATTGACCCGAATAGCACAGAGACTTTCCACGACAGCGCTACCACAAAAACTATCTACAGCCAGGGCAACAACTGCACATGCAAGTGCCTGGGCAGTGGGGTTTGGTCATTCAAATCAAAATAATATCATGGGGAGGTATATATTTTTACTGGCGCTGCTTGTTTGTAGCGCCACTTCATTCGCTCAGCCAGCGCTTGCCGACACCTCAAAGCTGTATTTCCATGACGGAAAATTCAGTTGGCGGGCAAATCTGTCCACGCTGAAAACATACATGGGCCTGCCTGCCCTGGGCACTGCAAAGCAACACCTTCGCGTAAACGCTGGAGCTACAGCGTTGGAATATTCCAGCACACTTTCAGCAAGTTCCGGCATTGCCGCTGGAACTACCAGCGACCCAGCGGCATCGGCGATACTGGAAGCCCAAAGCACTACAAAGGGCTTTCTAATGCCCCGAATGACAAACACGCAAAGAGATGCTATCTCTAGCCCGGCCACCGGGCTAATGATATACAACACCACAACGGGAAGCCTTGAGAGTTATAATGGAACGCGCTGGCAACGCGAGACGGCAAGCTCAGGAACCCCTTCTTTTACCATCGGTTCTGGATGGGGCACAGGGGCGACTTCATCTATTGTTGGAGACGACATTTCAGGAAAAATAACCGTGACAAGTGGAACGGGTTCACTTACCGCCACGACATTGGGAACGGTAACTTTTGCAACCGCGTTTCCAAGTGGCTCAGCATACTCCGTGTTTTTTGCAAATGCGGACGACGATGCCAGGGGCGCAAACATGCACCTGACAATACCTACAACAATGGGTACGTCATCCTACATTGCAAACATCAACAACTCGAATATCACAGCCAGGTTGTCAACATCTACGGGGTACGAAATATTCTACCATGTAATCCAGTACCAGTAATGAGCGCAAAACAGGCCACCGCAATACTTTTAGCCGTACTACTGCTTTTGGCGGCGGGCGCTAGGGAGTGGATAGCCTACCAAATCAGCAAATTTACTTTCTTGGAAAAGTTGGGGCTTAAAATTTTTTGTGGTTCGCTTTTTGTGCTTATAGCCTTAAGGGCGCTTGGTATAATTGACATCGTTCAAATCATTTTCAAATAAACCGTTATGCAACAAGTATTTGACCCATCCCAAGAACAAGACATGCAGGACACCGCCGATCAGTTTAAGCGCGAAATGGTAGAGGCCGTAGAGGTAGAGGGCGAAGCCGACCGTGGCGAACTAATTGAAATATTGCACGAACTGGTTGGCCGATCGGTAGGAAAAGCGCAGCTCAAATCAGTACTTGAGGCTATGCCAAACGCCATAGCCTCCCTGCTCAAAAAATCCAGCAACAACCGGGTTGAGATTTTTGGTAACATTATTGTTGCCATGGAGCACCGGCCAGAAAGTTCAGGCAAAGATCCAAAAGGCAAGGAATATACTGAGCCACAGCACTATGCTGTTTATACCAAAATGCACCGTGGCGCACTTGCGCACATGGAAATACAATACGGGTTGCCCTGTAAAAATGGGTAGCCAAAACAGTCACTTTTAATCCCCCCCCTCTGTTTTTAACGCTTCATAATTTCGCCGTATGTCTGTCACTAAAATAATACCAACGGCCAAAGAGCTTGCGCCGTACATAATCGCAATGCTAATAACTGCTATCAGCGCAATGTGGGTGAAACTTGACAATTTTGATCAGGATTGCGATAGCCGGATAAGCCGAGCTGAGCAGATTTGGCAACAAAAGTACGACAGGCAAGAGGCACGGCTTGACACGGCAAACGCCGTGCTTGCTAGGATGCAAAAAGAAAACACCGAAACTTTTCGCCGATATTTTGAAGCGATTGCAAAAATCAAAAAATGAATACTAGCTACAAGTTACTTGCATTGTTGTTCTGTTGCAGCTTTTCCGTTTGCACAAAAACGACTGACATTGATGACTATCAACGCCAAGGGGGGCAAGAGATTGCCGATGGGTACGACAGTCTTTTGTTTAACGTTCAGTCGGCGGAAATTCAACAAGAATCAATGCGAACAGCGCTTGAGGCGTGTATCTTTGACCTTAAAAAGCCGAACATGCGGCAAAAATCAAAGGCAAAAGTTGTGATGCCTTATCCAGTTGACACTTTTAAAACAAATTAAATCATGCTTAAAAAAATCTTTTCGCTGCTGCTTTTTGCCGTAGCATTCGCTCAAATTGCGGTAGCTCAGACCGTTCCCGCTCCAGTCCTTGAAAATCCATCGGACTACGTGAACCCGGAGAATGTGCTCAACCTTCAAAGCGCCCTGACTGCGCTGATCACCGTGCTTGTCGGGTACTTCTCAGCCCTTATCCCGGGCTTGAAAATGATCGGAAACAAGGCCGTGCGAATCATTGTGACTTCGCTCGTTATCGTGGCCGGTGCTGGCGCATTCAAGTTTGGGTTTCTGACAAAGGAAACTTTTGAGTTTGCCGTGCTTGGATTTTTGCCAAACTTTGGCGGCTCTGCCTTTGTATATGAGGCTTTGAAGTTTTTGCTTGGGCTGTTTGGGGTCAACCTAAAAACGCTACAATCGAAAGCCGAAGTGAAGTAAGTTACAAATTAATACAGATACTTACAAATTAATACAGATAACCAAAAAAGCAGTTAGGACTATAAACCCTGGCTGCTTTTTTCAAAGCACGAAAAATGAAAAAACTCATATTGCTCATGCTGGCCGTATTGTCGTTTCATGCGGTTGATGCACAGATTTTTGAAACGTACAAAGGGAAGCTAAAGCGCCTGGAGCGAAAGCTCGAAAAAGACACAAGCGACATCGTTCTTGACCCGATTGAACAAATACCGCAGGGGGGCGTAACCCGTTTTTCAATCAACGCAGAACAGACTAACTGGGGCTCAACGCTTTTGCGCCCGCAGGCTGTGGTAGAGCGTATCAAAAACGAGTGCAAGAAAAAGGTCACTATCAAGGTGGCCGACACGGGCTACAAATGGGACCACGTTGACTTGACTGAGGGGCAGCTACCTGGAGCAAACTACACAACAGACCAAATTGCGGTTGACGGCAACGGCCACTCTACGCATTGTGCTGGAATTATAGCTGCCAGAGGTTTCGGCCTGGCATGGCCACTTGTTCAAAACGGGTTGCTTTCTCTTAAACCTGTCCAGATTTTAACCGCAGGCGGTTCGGGTTCTTTCGAGTGGTTTCGTACCGCTGTTTTGTCTGAGCGGGCCGACGACCTGAAAAGGATTCAGGCGGGCGAAGCCGTTGTTTGGTCAGGTTCGTTTGGCGGCGGGACTTCATTAATCAATGACGTAGAAGTTGAGCTTAAGAAAAGCACCGACGCTGGAGTGCTGTTTGTTTTCGCCGCTGGCAACACCGGGGTCACAGGGGTTAACTACCCAGGGCGAAGCCCATACGGTATTGCTGTAGGTTCGCTAGACAACACCCTTGGCGTTTCATCTTACTCTACCAGGGGGCAAGAGGTTTTTATAGGCGCTCCAGGTCGTGGTATCAACAGCACCTACAAGGGAAACACATACGCCGTGCTTTCTGGAACGAGCATGGCTACCCCTGCGGAGGCGGCTATACTTGCTATTGCTTTATCAAAGTGGGGCACCCAATACCTTGGCTCAGTAAGCGCGACAAAGGCGTACCTAGCTTGGTGCGCAAGCGATCTGCCGCCTACCGGCAAAGACGACAATACTGGGTATGGCCTTGACTATATTGTGTCGGTACTTGACAAGGATCCGGCAAAAACTCCAGGGGTTGTAAACCCACCTCCCCCGCCACTGGTGCATTCGCTGAGGTATCTGACATTTGACCTGGCGGGCGATTACACGATAACCTGGAATGTTCAGGCTCAGTCGCAAAAGCCAAGCACCTACAAGACATCTGGACGCGGTTCGCGCCCGTCAAAGGCCGCGCTAGAAAACAAAAAA